AACTTCTAGTGCACCTGAAATAACAGAAGAGCCAACTGATATACCCTTTTAGGAGATAATTATGACAAAAGAACAAAGACATAATGCTACTGCATTATTTGGTTTCTTTTTATTACTTGTAGTCTTTGGAACATTAAATAAAGATCAAGCTAGTATACAAGAAACAATTGTTAAATATACTGTTGAAACTATAGAAATAGAACCATTACCTAAATTTGATGGTACACCTACATTAGCATGGTCAGAACTTCCTATGCTAGAAGAGTTACCATCAACAACTGGTATAGTTTCACCAACAGAAGATGAATTACCTCATCTAACTTTACCACCTTTACAGGACTTTTAAATGAAAGCCTTAATTGACCATGATCTAGTAGTGTTTCGTTGTGCTGCGTCAGCAGAGAAAGATGATTTAGGTATAGCAATATACCGAGCAGAAGCACTGCTAGATGAAATACTAGCCAAGACAGGAGCTACAGAGTACCGTGCTTTCTTGACTGGCAAAGATAATTTCAGAAAAACTATTTACCCTGAATATAAAGCTAATAGAACTGCACCTAAACCTATTCACTTAGAAGCATTAAGAGAATATGCTTTGGAAAGTATGAACGCAGAGCTGGCTCCAGACACACTAGAGGCAGATGATGCTTTAGGTATTAATCAAACAGATGATACAATTATCTGTAGTTTAGATAAAGATATGTTAATGATTCCTGGTAAACATTTCTCATGGGAAATTAAAGGTAAAGGTTGGACAAAACCAGATACATTTACAGATCAAACTGAGCTGGGTGGAATGAAGTTATTCTTTGAACAATGTTTAAAAGGAGATACTTCAGACAACATCAAAGGTATAGAAGGTATAGGACCTAAGAAAGCACAAGCTCTTTTAGGTAATGTTAATTCAGAAAAAGCTATGTTTGATGTAGTACGTAATGCATATGGTAATGATGAAGAATTTATAATGAATGCAAGTGTCTTATGGATAATGAGACATGAAGGAGATGTATGGAGAGACAGATTTAATGCCTACGTTTAAGTCAGGACTTGAACAAAAAGCTTGGGCTATACTTAAAAAACATATCCCGAGAGTTAAATATGAGCCAGATGATATACCATATGTGCAACCTGCGAAGGAGCGTAAGTACACGCCAGACTTTAAAATTGCACGAGGTGTATACATCGAAGCTAAAGGTAAAATGGATCTTGCTACCAGACAGAAAATGGTTTGGTTTAGAGATATGCATCCCAGAATTACCATAATCTTTTTGTTTATGAATCCTGATAATAAAATAACAAAGAGATCTAAAACAACCTATGCTATGTGGGCTGATAAAAATGGCTTCATGTGGTTAGATTTTAGGAGAGATTGGATAAATGATTATCAAAAACTTAGTAGAAAATAAAGATGGTAGTACTGACTTTGATTTTAAAGTAGACAAAAAAGAAACAGAGTTTTTACTTTCATTTGCAATCAAAGCCCTCATGCGTGAGGGTATAATTAAAACAGCTCTTGAAGAAGGAATAGATCAAGAAGTTGAATTACCCTTGGAGACTATGCACTAATGAAAAAACATCTAGTTATTGGTGATACCCAAGTTAAGCCAGGTATTAGTCTGGCTTATTTATCTTGGATAGGTAAGTATATTGCTGACAAACAACCTGATGTTATTGTTATGATAGGAGACTTTGCAGACATGCCGAGTCTCTCTTCATATGATACAGGTAAGAAATCGTTTGAAGGTAGAACTTACAAAGCAGACATACGTGCTGCAATTAAAGGTATGGATACACTGTTAGCTCCTATGCGTGCGTTGAATAAACGTTTGCTTAAAGCTAAGAAGAAACAATATAAACCTAAGATGGTACTCACTATGGGTAACCATGAACAAAGAATTAAGACTGCTATTGAGTATGATAGAAAGTTAGATGGTCTTATATCATTTGAGGATTTAGAATATGAAAAAGCTGGTTGGGATGTTTATGATTTTCTGGACGTTGTTAGCATCGATGGGGTTGCTTATTCTCACTATTTTGCTAGCGGGGTCATGGGTAGACCGGTTACTTCAGCTAATGCTCTCTTAACTAAGAAACATATGAGTTGCGTTGCAGGACATCAGCAAGGACATTCAATAGCGTATGGGCAAGATGCGACAGGTAAACAGATGACTGCTATCATTAGTGGTAGTTGTTATTTACATGATGAAGAGTATTTATCTCATCAAACTAATCAACATTGGAGAGGTTTATATATGTTACATAATGTAGATAATGGTTCATTCGATGAATGTGCTATACCTTTACATTATCTTAAAAGAAAATACAAATAAGTATTGACTTTTAGTACCATATATGCTATAATATTACTATGAATACAGCACAAGATAAACAAGTAGGTGGTGATCATTACAAGAAGTATGTGATTCAACCTGTTGATTTTATTGCAAAAAATAATATACCTTAT